ATTCATGGGGCAACCGCTAAACATCCAAAACCTACCTGCACAAATCTCAAGCGGTGAGTTTGAAGGTTATGTTGAAGGCTGGTCATGGAGCACGAGGTTTAACGAGTTATTTTTAACAATAAATTTGTCGCCTGTGGCATATAGCCAAGTGGCGATGCGTTGGAATACAACACCAATAGTTGAAACATGGCAAACAATAGATCCAACATTGACATGGGAATACGCTACAATCGTAGCCTGAGATAAAGGATAATATGGCAACCACTACCAATTACGGCTGGACTACACCGGATGACACCGCGTTAGTCAAAGATGGCGCATCGGCTATTCGCACGCTTGGCACTTCCGTTGATACAACTACAAAAAATTTAAATCCACAAACAACTCTTGGCGATATTGCTTATCGCTCATCAACATCAAATGTCAATACCAGACTTGGAATTGGAACAAGTGGTCAAGTTTTGTCTGTTAGTGCTGGAGTTCCTGCATGGGCAGATCCTTCAGCTGGCGCAAACTGGTCTTTATTAAATGCTGGTGGCACAGCATTAACTGCTGCTGCAACCGTTACAGTTTCTGGAATAAGTGGTAAAGATAAAATTATGGTTATTGTATCAGGAGCATCTACAGCAACCGCTGGTGCGACAATATCTGTAAGATTAAACACAGATACAGCAAGCAATTATTATCGTTATGGTATGAAAGTAAATGCTCCAACAACTTATGGATCACAAACAATTAGAACCACAATTACTGGAGCAGCCACTTCTATGGAATTAGGTATATTACATCCTAGTAATGCTGATTATACTTGTAATGGTTATGTGTTACTAACTGGATGCAATAATTCAGGTGTTAAGGTTTTCAATTTAGCTGGAACTGCTGAGGAAAGCACTAGCACAAATAGCGGTTATGTTTTAGGTGGTTATTACAATTCAGCAACTGTTATATCATCAATATCAGTATTCTCATCAGCAGGCAATTTTGATGCTGGAACTGTCTTTGTTTATACGAGCGCATAAGGAGTAATTATGAAAATAACAGAAAAAGAATTTAATGTATTAACAGGTGAAGAAACAATTACTGAGCGTGATGAAACTGCTGCCGAAAAAAAAGCAAGAGAAACAAGACAAAAAGAAATTGCAGCAGAAAACGCCGAAGCCGAAGCAAACGCAATTGCTAAAGCAGCAATCCTTGATCGCATTGGTTTAACTGCTGATGAACTTAAAACGATACTTGGCTAATCGTGCCAAGTTTAATTGAGATTGCTAAAGCAGAAATTGGTTATACCGAAACAGGTATAAACGATACAAAGTATGGCGAATGGTATGGCTTAAACAATCAGGCTTGGTGTGCAATGTTTGTGTCTTGGTGCTATGACAAAGCAGGACTTGGTAACAACATTAAATCGCAATCTAAAAAAGGATTTGCAAGCTGTGCTCATGGTCTTAAATTCTTTGCAGAAACAAACAAGTTAATACCAGTTGGTCAGGCTAAGGCTGGCGATGTTGCATTCTTTCAATTTGACAAAGATGCAGAGCCCGATCATGTTGGCATAATCAAATTTAACAATACAGCTTTAAAGTATTTGCAGGTTATCGAAGGCAATACATCAGCAGACAAAAGTGGCAGTCAATCCAATGGCGAAGGCGTATATCTAAAGCGCAGAAGTTACTCATTGGTAATGGCTGTTGCCCGACCATAGGAGCAAAATGAAACTATCAAACAAACACAAAGCAGCAATCAAGTCATATTTAAGAGCTGTGGGTGCAAGTGGTATAACTGTTGCATTGGCAATTGTTGCTGACATCCGACCAGAGTTTGCAGTATTACTTGGTGCGCTAGTTGCACCGCTTGCTAAAGCAATTGATCCAAGTTCCGGTAAAGAAGTAGATTATGGCGTTAATGCGAAATGACCGCAAACGAATGGGTTGGTTTCGCCGCCGGCATAACCGCCGTATTACTGGGTTTCTTTGGGGGTCTGCGTTATCTTATTAAAGGATGGCTTTGGACATTAACTCCTAATGCTGGATCTAGCCTTGCAGATCGACTTGCACGCATAGAAACGCGGCAAGAGGAAATGATGCGGTTTTTAGAAAACAAGAAGTAAAATTAGTTTATGGCGAACACACGAAAACCTATCAAACGCAAAAAGATCAATCGTCGCGTAGTTCGCCAAACTCCTGATCCATCAAAAATTGATGCTCATTACATTGCATTACATACCTGTTACACAGCTGCAAGGCGTGCAGGATTTACACCAGAGCACGCATTCTGGTTAATGACCGAGCATAAGACTTTCCCTGATTGGGTCGTAGGCGATGGTGGAATTATTCCATCAATAGATCCAACTGACGATGAGGATGACGATTAAGCGCATCGCTTTCGTCAGCGATTTACAAGTGCCATTCTTTGATGAATTGGCAGTCAAGTCAGTAGGCAAATTTCTTGCCAAATGGAAACCCCATCGCACTATCTGCATCGGAGATGAAATTGATCTCCCACAGCTTGGTGGTTTTAATGCCAATACTATTGATGAAATGGTTGGCAACATTCATGAGGACAGATTACAAACTCAACAGGTTTTAACTTATCTTGGTGTAACCGATGTGCTTGGTAGTAATCATGGCATCAGACTTTACAGATCAATTAAGAAACGATTGCCCAGCTTCTTAAATCTGCCAGAGATGCAATACGAGAAGTTTTTAGGTTATGACAAATTAGGCATTAAGTTTCATCCTTACGGCTTAGATTGGGCGCATGGTTGGACTGCCGTTCATGGCGATGCTTTCCCACTCAGCCAAGTGCCGGGACAAACAGCCTTAAATGGGGCTAGGAGGCTTGGAAAGAGCGTAGTGTGTGGGCATACCCATAGATTAGGGCAATCAGCCTTTACAGAGGCTTCTAGGGGTCAATTAGGGCGTACTGTATGGGGCGTTGAGGTAGGCAATTTAGTAGATTTAAGTAGTTCAGGCATGGCATACACAAGAGGCTACGCAAACTGGCAAACTGGCTTTGCTGTTGCTTATGTTCAGGATCGTAAAGTGCAAGTTATTACTGTGCCAATCAATGCGGATGGCAGCTTCATATTTGAAGGCAAGGTATATGGGGCTTGAAACAGACTATAAGCACCGCACGATTGATGACCATATCGATGATCTTGAGGATATTGGCGTTATCTAATCGTTATAAAACACGCCGAAAGTAAATAACCGAAGGTCATTGCTTTAGGTCATACTTTATGTATCTGCACAGGGTGTGTGGATATGTAAGGGAGCGACATGATAGAAACAACAACCCCCTGGTTATGGCTTTATGCCATGCTTGGGTTAGTAATTGGCTGGTGGGCAATAACAAAAATAATGGATCAAGCCTTTGATCGTGGCTTTTGGTCAGGCAGAGCAGCTGGTTGGCGAGCAGCTAATGAACATTATGAAAAAGTTCGCAAGTTAAAATCTCAGTCTGTATTTGATTATGACAACAACAACTGAACAGTTATTTGACAATGTCATCAAAACTATTCATGAGAGAGGTGTCAGCTATGGGCATCCAATTACAAACCACAAAAGGATTGCCGAACTGTGGAGTGCATATATTGGTTATCCAATCCAACCAAATGAAGTGGCAATTTGTATGGCATTGGTCAAGATCAGCCGGCAAGCTGAGGATCCTGCGAAACTTGACAATTACGAGGATTGCCTTGCCTACATCTCAATTGCTAAAAGCATCACAGATGCCATGCAAGACGACACAGACGATTGGAAATAGTAATGGCAACTAACACACAAATACATTGTGGGTGTGGTGCAACTTTAAACACGTCAATTCCACACATTATTGAAAGTTTTGATGCTTTACATGGTAATGCCGAACATCAAAATTTGGTTTTGCAAATGCGACAAGACGTAAATGAGATTCGTAAGGCTAAATGGAAGGTGCAAAAAAATGGCATTTAACCTGGCAGATTATGAGGATGTGGCTACTTTGAACAAATGGTTTATATCCAACTTCCCATCGGGCAGATCTGATATATCTGTAATTAGCCATGATGCAGTCAATGGTTATATTTTGGTGCAAGCAACTTTGTGGCGAGATAGCAAAGACACATCACCGGCAGTTAGCAATGTTGCATTTGGCGCAAGAGAGAGTTATATCCAAAACATGAAAAAGTTTTATGTTGAGGACACAGCTACAAGCGCATTGGGTAGGGCAATAATCTTACTTAAAGGATCTGACAAAACAGCGACAAAAGATGATATGAGAAAGGTTGATGATGCACCAATTAAAAACATTTATGGCAAAAGTGGCAATTCGCAAATTATTGAAATGGCACTCAGAAAGTCATTTGCGGATGATGGTAAGCCAGCAAGCGAACCGACAACTTGGTCTGTCGGTGATGTTGCAGAAGCCTTATCGACCAAACCTAAACAGCAAGAATGCACACATGGCTTGATGATATTAAAAGAAGGAACTGCTAAAACCGGTAAGCCGTATTTTGGCTATGTTTGCAGCGCACCAAAAGGTGAGCAATGCAATGCTAAGTGGGCAGTCACAGCTGCTAATGGCAGTTGGTTCTTTAGAGAGGAGGAATAAATGGGCGAAATGATAATGATTGATGGTTCTGGTCTAACTGCAACCTTTACAGATAACGGAGTTAGGGTCGAACCATCAACGATTGTTTGTGATACTTGCAATGATGACAGATTACTTCATGAGGGCGATCTGCTTCGATGCTATTCCTGTCATTCAATCAATCGAATTCCATAATGCCGAATTACGAATACGCTTGTGATAGAGAGGGGTCGAGTATTGTATTGGATCTTCCGATGCAGCACGAAATCCCTCTTTGTCAAGTATGTGGCTTTGAATTAAGTCGTGTCTATTCAGCAGTTCCGGCAATCTTTAAGGGCACAGGATGGGCTGGTAAAGGTGGCTAAGTTTAGGTGCAACTTTTGTTCTGCCAATTCAGAGTTTATTTGGATGGATGGCTATAACGCAGCTGATGGATTTAGGGTTTATCAATGCCTTAAATGCTGTGCTATTGGAACAAAGAATTTAGCAGAAGCAACTGACACTCAAGAGCCTGTTATGCGTTGTGATCAATGCGGTGCTTGGAAGTTTGTCGATAATTCATGTCATACTTGTAATTTGATTGGGGCTAAATAATGGATGTTGGTCAATGTCAAGCATGCAAATTAACAGCTGTTTTGCCTGATGGTGTTACCTGTGAGGCATGCGATGAGTGATGCTGGTTATGCAGAAACTTGGTTAGAGGAGGATGATTTACGAATTACGACTTGCCGTCTGACCTGCGGTTATGTTAATTGATTTGCATTGGTGTGCTACCCTGAACACGCGTTCGACCCTAAGTCGAAAAGCTGGGTCGCCAACGGCTAGACCCGGAAGGCGCAGAGTTTGGCTCACCCTATTGCTAATTGCATTTAGCAGTTGCTTTTCAAAAGATTATTCCGTTGCGTATAGTCAATACAAAACACAGCATTATAAGCAATATGCATTTATAGAATTAAATGATTTAGATCAGTATTATTGTTTAGATGAGTTATGGTTCAAGGAAAGTAGATGGAACCCAAAAGCAGATAATCCTAAATCTACAGCTTATGGAATACCACAAATTCTAAAGCTGAAAGAAACTAATCCATTTAAACAGATAGACATTGGATTACGCTATATTGAGCACAGACATGGAACACCATGC